TCCAAGCATCTGGCAACCCGCTGACAGACTTCAGCGCCTTGATGCCGTCATTTGTGGCGCAATGGTTCCCGCCCGGTGCCGGCGAGCATGCTCCGTCAATGGATTGGACAACCGAACCGTGCGCCGAATGGCGCGGGCCGGTCGATGATGATGATCTGATACGACGTGCGCTGCTCTCGTCGGGGTTGTCCGCCTTCCGGGGCCGCGCCGCTTTCGCGGACCTGTGGCAGTGCAACACCGACATCCTGGCCGCCACGTACGCGCCGGATCCGAACTCATCCGAGCCGTACGGCGCATCCGAGGCCGACTCGGGGCTTGCATCACATCTACTATTTTGGACCGGCAAGAATTGCGAGCGTACGCGCCAATTAATGCTGCGCTCGGCCCTGGTACGCAGCAAATGGGACCGTGAAGACTACCTTGAGCGCACCATCTTGCGCGCGGCGGGGGTCGTGGCCAAGGTCTGCGTCGACAAGCCTGTACAAACGGTCGAAGCCTCGGCCGCCGCGGCGCCGATCGATAGCCGGACATATATTCCTTCCCGCGAACTGGCGCAAGTGTTCGCCGGTTGCGTGTACATTCAAGACAATAACGGGGTGCTGCTCCCTACCGGCGATATCGTTGATCAACAGCGGTTTAACGCGAAATTTGGGGGACTGACAATATGCCTGGACCCCGGGGACACTAAGATTGCAAAACACCCCTGGGATGCATACCTGAATAACCGGGTGGTGCGTTTGCCGCGCGTCGAAGCAACCTGTTTCCGGCCGGATCTGTCTTTTCAAGAATTGGTAGAGACGCAAGGCCGGGCGTCAGTCAACGTGTACAAGAAGCCGATCGTCGCGCGCCATCCAGGTGATGCGAAGCCATATCTTGACCACATACGCAAGTTGCTTCCGCATGGCGATGATGCGCTTATTTTTATTTCTTACATGCAATTTTTGGTACAGCACCCCGGATACAAGGCGCGGTGGGCGCCCTTCCTGCAGGGCACCGAAGGCAACGGCAAAGGCTTGCTGCTCGAGATCCTTATTCGTGCGCTGGGCGACAAGTACGTGTTCATGATCGGCCCCGACATGGTGGCGAACGGGTTCAACGCCTGGGCTGAAAATAACGTTTTGCTGGTGGCCGACGACATCTTTCGTTCGGATAACCAAAAGACGCTCATGGACGGGCTGCGTCGGTACATCACCGAGAAGCGGCACCCGGTCACGTACAAGGGCATCGACGCCACGAATAAGCACATCTGCGGGAATTGGTTGTTTCTCGATAATCACCCGGACTTGATGCAGATCACGGACAAAACGCGCCGTATCTGCCCTCTCTATTGCGCGCAACAGAATTCAGACCAGCTCATCGAGTCGGGCCTGACGCAAGAGTACTTTAACAATTATTTTATCCCTTGGCTGGAGTCGGGCGGGTATGAGATCGCGGCGGAATACCTGCACGCCACGCCGATCGACCCCCGGTACAACCCGGCCAGCGCATGCCAACGCGCGCCCTTGACCAGCTCGACGTCGCTCGCGATATTGGATGGCCGTAACGGCTTTGAGCAGGACGTCACCGATTGGATCGAGACGAATGAACCCGGCTTTTGCGGCGGATTTATCAGTGTGACCATGCTGAAACGTCGCCTGGATCACCCCCCTTCACCGGTGCGCTTACGGCAAATGCTCGGCAATCTCGGGTACATATCGGCAGGGCGCACCGCGCGCAAAGTACACCCGGACGAAGCACAACCGACAATTTACGTTAAATCCGGTTTGGTGGTCGCCGACCTGGCGGCTAATTATGAGGCAGCACAATTACAAGGAGTTTGGAAATGAGCTACGTACAACCGACTATACAAGAACTAACAGAGCAAATTTTTCTTTTGCAAGATCGCGTGGCGCGAATTGAAGCCCGCGCGAATTTGCCAGTTGACCGGCCATTAGTGCTGAAGCATGCCGGCGGTCGTCCCGATATCTTAACCGTATCTGGAAATTATTTTAATTTTTTGACGCCCGAGACATCCGAATTTAGTATTGAGGATATCGCGCACGCGCTATCACATATTTGCCGGTTCAATGGCCACACTCGAACGTTCTATAGCGTGGCGCAACACTCGGTACGGGTCTCTACGATCGTGCCACCCGAGGACGCGCTGGCCGGCCTGCTACACGATGCGGCCGAGGCATTTATCGGTGATATTACCCGTCCGCTGAAAGCGTTGTTGCCTGATTACAAGGTTATTGAGGCGCGCGTCGAGGCCGCCATATTTGCCCGGTTCGGGCTCCCGGCCACTTTGCCGCAGTCCGTTAAAGACGCCGATCTCGTAATGCTGTCGACTGAACAGCGAGATTTTATGCCCCCGCATGACGATGAATGGCCGGCAATCCGGGGTGTTACCCCGCTTTCGGGTCGTGTTTGGGGTCTCGACCCCCGCGCCGCACGGGCTCAGTTCCTGAAGCGTTATGACGAGCTTGTAAAATGAAACCCTTCCACATAACCGCCACGACGCCGAACCGGATATTAAATCAGTTGCTTCTCGAGCTTAATTTAAAGTCCGACAAGCAACTGGCGATTAAGCTCGGCTATACCAATTCCAGCACAATTTGCCATGTGAGGCAGTCAAGAATTGACATTGCGGGCACTTTGATCCTGCGGATATACGACCTCACCGGATGGTCGATTGAACGAATTCGGGATCTCGCCGGCATCGCAAAGATCGACTACGAGCGCCGGTTCAAATAGTCGGCGTGTCGAACGGCTTTCCGTCCGCTGGGTTGAAAGCCGTTGACAACATCGCCTGGAGTGCAGCGTCCAGATCCTGCACCCAATCCGCGTCACCGTATAAATATGCCATCTGCAATTGTTTAAATCGCGCATGATGATCGAGCGGGAGAGTCGCAGCAAACATTTGCGGGTTTCCTAGTTTCTTCCCGCGCTGCATCCTTTTTACCGATTGTTGAATAACCGCCTTATCTTGCGCATTTTCGCGCATACACTCCACGCAGTTGCCCGTCGACACATACCGCCCACCTACGTGGCCACGGCGGCAGGGCTTGCCCGTCGAGTAGGTCATTTTGCCCGCCCGTCGCGCATCTTGCAATGTCTCCGTGCCGGGCGCTTGGGCGACTCGAGGTAGTCGCACCTTTGTGTTAAACAAAAAAGCGTCCCACGCATGGGTGGTGTGTTTCGTGTTCTCGTGGTTCACGCAAAAGGTAAAGCCGCCAAAATGAATATTGATCTGTTGACGCGACATCAAGCGCCCATCCGGGATCAAAATTTTATTTTCATTCTCTATGTATACGTAACCTTGAAACACCGCTTCAAGCTGAGAACTGCTGACGAACGTCATATTTATCTCCTGTTTAATCGTAGCATGAAACCGTAGTAGCAGCATTTCGCTACCCTACCCCACATCGTTTTACTTTACATATATTATTATACCCTATTATTTTAATGTATTTCTCTCGCATTGAGTAATATAAGTATAAATGTATCCTAGGACAGTGTGGGGTAGGGTAGCGAAATGCTGCTACTACGGTTTCATGCTACGATTTGTGCTACCGGTAAAGGCGCGGTACACTGTGGCAATCATGACGCCCGAACAATCCGCCCTATTCGCTGCACTCACGCCTCTCCAAAAGGAGATTGTGACCAATGTGCTCGCAGGTATGAAGCCGATTGATGCTTATCGGGCGTCGAGCGGCAAAGCAAAGGAGGATAATGTCCGAAGCGCGGCGGTTAATCAGGTATTGAGCAATATTAAGGTAATTGCTTTTCTGAAATCCGTGCAAGAGCAAGCCGTTGATAGCCGGATAATGACCCGCGACGAGGCGCTACAGCGCCTGTCTTCTCTCGCTCGCACGCGCTTGTCGGAATTGGTCGTATTTACCGATAAAGGCTGGGATATGCTGCCGAGCGCGCTGCAGGATCCGGAGAAATTAGCGGCGATCGCTGAACTGACCGCAACGAAGGATGGCCCGAAAATTAAATTACATTCACCGTTGGCCGCGATCAAGCAGATCGCCGAGATACAAGGCTGGACGTTGCCGACCGACAACGCCAACAAGAATACGATTGAACACGTCGACCGCCCTTCAATCTCATGTCCAAAAGAATAACTTACACGCCCTTTCACGCCGGCCAACAGAATATCGCCGAGAACCGCAGCAAACGCACCGTGGTGAGGTGTGGCCGCCGGTTCGGTAAGACGGTCATGCTGGAGAACATGGGCGCCGCATGGGCCTCTCATGACGGCAAGCGCGTCGGATGGTTCTGCCCAAGCTACAAGCTATTGATCCCAAGTTACAACCGCATATTGAAAATGGTGCGCCCTCTCGTGGTCAGCGCCAGCAAGATTGATGCTGTTATCGAATTGGAAACAGGTGGCGGCATTGAGTTCTGGACGTTGAACGACCCGGACGCCGGCCGGAGCCGGTTCTACGATGAGGTCGTGATTGACGAGGCCAGCCTGGCGCCAGGTCTGCGCGAGATATGGGAGTTATCCATCTCCCCTACGTTGCTGGACCGCGACGGCAACGCTACGATGGCGGGCACGCCGAAGGGCATCGACCCGGAAAATTTCTTCTATGAAACGTGCACCAACAAGGAAAAGACGGACAGTTGGCGCGAATTGTGGAAAGAGTTCCACGCGCCGACCGCAGCGAACCCCACGTTAAAGCCGGAAGCGGTCGCGCGGCTGGTGCAGCAATACGCACCGTTGGCGTATCAGCAAGAGTACCTTGCGGAATTCGTTGATTGGTCGGGCGTGGCGTTCTTCTCGTCGGAAAAATTGACGGTCAATGGCCGGGGCGTCGAATATCCGATGAATTGTGATTGTGTGTATGCCGTGATCGATTCGGCAATGAAAGACGGTTCCGAGAATGATGGCACGGCGGTAAAGTGGTTCGCGCTGTCCAAGCATTTTGGGCACCCGCTCACAGTGTTGGATTGGGAAATTGTACAGATCAAAGCGGACATGTTGAACACTTGGTTACCAAGCGTGCTGCAGCGCGGCGAACAGTTGGCGGCCCAGTGCAAGGCGCGCGGCGGATTTATCGGGACGTTCATCGAGGACAAGAGCAGCGGTATTGCCCTGAATCAATATGCGCAACGTATGGGCCTGGCGTGCCAGCCGATCGCGGGGGAAATCACTTCGATCGGTAAGGATGGCCGCGCGATCATGGTATCCGGGGCCGTCCATCGTGAAGAAGTCAAGTATTCTGCGTATGCGTATGATAAAGTAATGGAGTACAAGAACCAAACCCGCAACCATTCAATCTCGCAGGTATGCGGGTATCGGATTGGCGACAAGGATGCAGCCAAGCGCGCGGACGATTTGACAGACGCTTTCACTTATGGCGTAATTATTGGCCTGAACGGGGCCGAGGGGTTTTAAATCATGAGTAATTCAGCTTTCCCGAATGCCCAAAACCTGCGCGCCGGGGCGATCCCGGTCTACGCAGCCGGGGCGCTTGCCAAAAACATTACCACATCGGTCGGCACGCTCGTTAAGACCGGCGCCGGTACGTTTGAGGGCGTGACGGTCAACACCGCCCAAGCGGGCGCCAGCGTGACGGTGTACGACGGCATCGACAATACCGGCACCAAGTTGGCCACAATCTCGGCCGCCGCGCAGACATCGCTCGCGTTCAATATCGCCCTGGCGACGGGGCTGTACGTCGTGACGGCCGGCGCAACCCCCGCAGATGTAACGATTCAATATGTCTAGCATCTCCGTCAACGGCTCGGCGCTGGGCAACGCG